ATGGTAAAAATGCTTTTACATTTACAGCAGGATTATTTAGAATGATTTGTGAAAATGGTTTAGTTATTGCAGATACAGAATTTGAAGATGTAAAAATGCGTCATATGGGTTATACATTTGAAGATCTACAGTCAATGATTAAAGAAATGGTTGAGAAATTACCTTTAACAGTTGAATCTATGAATAAAATGAAGAATATTGAATTAGAAGAAAATCAAGTATTAGAATTAGCAAAATCATTACTTGATATTAGAGTTAAAGGAACAGATAATACATTTAATGATGTTGCAATTACTAATGTGTTAGAATCTCAACGTAATGAAGATAGAGGTAATGGATTATGGGAAGTATTTAATAGAGTACAAGAAAATATTATTAATGGTAATTTTCATTACAATACTAAATCAGGAAAACAAAGACAGGCTCGTATAATTAAGAATTTCAAACAGGATCTAGATTTAAATAGAAACATGTTTGCAAAAGCTTTAGAATTTGCTTGTTAATAAATTAATATATGCGCATATAACCGCGTTTTTTTGCGGTTTTTATGCGTTGTATAATATATATAATATGAATGTCACATAATAATGCAAAATAAATAAAAAATTTAATATATGAGTTGGGAAAAGTTATATCCAAAAGAAAAGAATTTAGTTAAATTATCTTTAAAGCATGGGGGTAGTATAAAACCCTTAATAATTCCAAGTAAATTCACAGGAGGAACAGGGTTATGCAACGCTACTGTTTATAATGATAAAAAAGAAGGATTAATAGTTAATATAAGACATGTAGGGTATGTAATGTATCATAATGAATTTGAACAAAAATATTGGGGTATGTGGGGATGTATGCAGTATATGAATCCTGAAGAATTTCAATTTTTAGAAACAGTTAATTATATGTGTCATTTAGATGATGATTTAAATATAAGTCGATCAAGTAAAATTAATACTACTAAATATGATAAATCACCACTTTGGGATTTTATAGGACAAGAAGATGTAAGATTGTTTAGGTGGGATGATAAACTATATACTTGTGGTGTAAGAAGAGATATTGATGAAATAGGAACAGGAAGGATGGAAATGTGTGAAATTGAATTAGGTGATGATGGGTTTGTTGAAGTTACAAGAGATAGAATTGAAGTACCTCAAAAAGAAACATATCTTGAAAAAAATTGGATGCCGGTTTTAGATATGCCTTATCATTTTCTTAGACATGCTGATCCTGTAGAATTAGTTAAAGTTGATTGTAAAAATAAAAATTGTATACCTGTAGTTAAGAGGGATTGGAGTGAAAAAATATCTACAACAAAATTAAAAACAGGAGATTTAAGAGGGGGATCACAAGTAATACCTTTTGGAGAATATAGGTTATGCATTACACATGAATGTTTTTTTCCTTATCATCCTGTTGGAAATGGAAAAGATGCTCATTATAATCATAGATTTGTTTTTTATGACAAAGATTGGAATATAGTTAAAGTATCTAAACCTTTTAAATTTATGGATGCTATGATAGAATTTAATTGTGGGTTAGCTGAAGTTGGAGATGATTTATTGATTACCTTTGGTTTTCAAGATAATGCTGCATATATACTTAAAATGCCTAAAATAATATTAGAAAAAATTGAATATGAAAAATTATAAATTAGAAGAAAAATTAAACAATTATATCATAAATCCCAGAAAGGATATATGTAATTTTGAATTAGCATGTAGTTATTTTGATTTAGGACAATATGCTTCAGCTTTATCTTATTATTTAAGAAGTGCTGAATTATCTAAAAATGGTGATTTAGTTTATGAAAGTTTATTATGTTCTTGGGATTGTATGGCTAAAGTGGGAGGTAGACCTATATTTGAAAGAGGACAAATATTTCAAGCAATATCACATTCCCCACATAGACCTGAAGCTTATAATACTATGTGTTTGTGGTTAGAATTTTGTGGGGATAGAATTGCATCTCCAGAAGAAAAATATCTTACAATGTATTCATATGCTTGTATAGGAATTTCTAACATACTAAGTGATAGAAATTTTAAATACTATAATAGGTATGATGGATATTTTGTATTTTTATATTATAAAGCTCTTGCAGGGTGGCATATAGGAAAAACACAAGAAAGTACGGATTTATTTTTAGAATTAGTTAATAATCCTAATAATAATTTAAATGAAAGATATAAAACATTAATAAAATCAACTATAGAAAATTTAGAACTTTCACATTTAATTAAAAAATAAAAAGAATGGGAAATAAAAAAAGTATACCTGTTATTGGGGTACCAGTAGTAAATGGAGTTCATTGGGTAAAAAGACTAATGTTATCAATTGATTATCCTGTAGATAATTTATTTATAATCAATAATAATGGAAGAGGTGAAATTACTAAAGAATTAGATAAGTTAAAAAATATATCTAACAAATTTATTAAAAATATACATATAACACATTTACCTTCTAATTTAGGGGTCCCAGCAGCTTGGAATTTAATAATCAAATCCTTTCTAATGGAACCCTATTGGATAATTTCTAACCATGATGTTGCTTTCTCACCAGGTTTATTAGAAGAATTTTCAAATATAGCTCAAGATAAAGATCTAAGTATGATTCATCCTAGAGCTGGTGATAATAATATAGGTACATATGATTTATTTGCCATAACTGAAATAGGAGTAAAGGTAGTAGGATTGTTTGATGAAAATTTATATCCGGCTTATGGGGAAGATACAGATTATATAATGAGAGTTTTAAATTTAGACCCAAAAGTTTGTAGAGGGTTGGATAATACTTATTTACATGGAAAAGAAATAGCTGACTGTGTTAATTATGAAAAAAATGGTCGACAAACATCTAAGGAAGAACCTCAAATGAAAGAAAAATTAGATAGAGTTGATGAAAAAAATTATGAGTACTTAACTAAAAAGTGGGGAAAAGGTTGGAGAGAATTATCTCCTTGTAAATATCCTTTTAATAATAAAGAATATTCTAATTCTTATACTTCATGGGATTTAGATTATATAAGAAATAAGTATTTAGGGTTTTAAAATATATATTAATTTAATAAAATTAAAAATGAAAAAAATTTATAATAAAGATTCAAATAAAAAATCTGATTGGGGTGTAATTGAAACTAATCAATTTAAGGCAAATAAAAAATCAAATAAAAGAGCATGGATAATTGATAATTTTTATGAAGATCCAGATGCTGTTAGACAATATGCTTTAGAACAAATGTATTGGGATAAAGGTCATGGAGGGGTTGGTTGGAGAACTAGAAAACAATTTATATTTGATGGAGTTAAGGAAAAAATTGCAGAAACAATGGGTTGTAATATTACTAATTGGACTGATGTTTATTCTATTTGTGGGGTATTCCAAAGTGGGTTTTGTAGTGGAAATGTTCCACCCTTAGTTTATCATGCTGATGAACAGCAATGGGCTGCTATGGTATTTCTTACACCAAACGCACCATTTGAAACAGGGACTAAAGTTGTTGCTAATAAAAAGTCTAAAGTATACCACACATCCCAAAGTGATGATATATTTGATTATTTCCCCCAACAAGAAACCTTTGTAGATGGAACGTTATTTGAGGATGTTGATACATTTGGAAATGTTTATAATAGAATGGTAATTTTTGATGGACAAACTATCCATAGTTCAATGGGATATTTTGGGCATAGTATAGAAACTGGTAGATTATGGCAGATGTTCTTTTTTGATACGGATTTGCCAAGATAATAATTAATTTAAAAAAATGGATAAATTTCAAGAAGAGTTTTTAGATAAAGTAGGAAGTGAAGAAATTATTAAAATTTCTGAAATACTTAATAGAATAAATAAACAAGAAAAATTAGTTGAAGTTGTGTATTATGCTTTAACAACAATGTCTAAATCAGATGGGAATATGTCTCCTCTTTTAGCTCTACAGATTGCTGAAGAAGATTGGGATATATAGTAAATTTTTTGTATATTTATACCATATGGTAAATATGGATAATATATTTGATTTATTTGGACCAAATGATGACTTTAATGGGGCAGATAATGGTACTACTTATATGGATTTTAAAAATACTCCTATATATTGGGTAGGAATGTATAAAAAATTAATATTAAACCATATAAATTTTAATAAAAAAATAATAAAGTTCTTCCAAAAATCAAATAAGGATTTAGATTTAAAGGATGTTAAAGAAGCAGGAGAATATGTAACATACAATAAAGCTTGGTTATATATTAAAAAAATAGATTTATCAAAAGAAGAACATATAAAAGGAATTAAAACCTATAATGATGAGTACCTAAATGTAGCATTAAAATTAGGTATTTCTTTTTTTATAGAAACAGAAGAATATGAAAGGTGCGCCCATCTCCAAAAAATTCTAAATAATCTTTCAGAGTAACTTGGATTCCCAAATAACTTTATATATCTTGGATATAAATTAATATTAGGTATTAAGGTACAAATGTTAATAAGAGATATTAGATAATAAATATTAAATAATAGAGATAATAAGTATTAAAATATAAGACATACTAACATACTAAATAATTATGAGAAATAAAAACACATGTGTAAGATTAATGGATAAACTAGAGAACAAATTACAAACTCTAAAATTTATTCTAAGCAGACCTAACGCTAACATTCAAGAATTTCAAGAGGTAATAGATGAATGTAAGGATATAGTTCAAGAAACAAAATCATTTATAGATCGCGAACAAGAAACAATGTAATTAAAATAAAAGTTATGAAATTAACAGCAGAAAAAATACAATCTAATTGGATAGATTTTATGAGTAATATTGATACTTATATTTCATCACCTCGTAAAGAACAATTAACTAAATTTTATGAAACGTATGCAGAACGTATTATGCTTATGCCAGCTGCTCATAAAAAAGAATACCACTCAGCATTTCCTGGTGGATACGTTGATCATGTTAATAGAGTAGTTCATGCAGCCTTATCAATGTCAGATGTTTGGAAATCGTTTGGGTGTAATATGGATACATTTACAGAAGAAGAATTAGTATTTTCAGCAATTAATCATGATTTAGGAAAAATGGGTGATGCAGACCATGAATCATATATTCCTCAAACAGATAAATGGAGAAAAGATAAATTAGGTGAAGATTATATGTTTAATAAAAAATTAGCATTTTCATCTGTGCCTGATAGAGGTTTATTTCTACTCCAGGATAATAATATTAAATATACTTTTAATGAAATGGTAGCCATACAAACACATGATGGGTTGTATGATTCAGCAAATGATAAATATTTAAAGGGTTATATGCCAGAGCAAAAACCTCGTACGTCTTTACCTTTTATATTACATCAAGCCGATATGATGGCAGCTAGAATTGAGTTTGAAATTGAATGGTTATCAAAATTCAAAAATCCAACTCCAAAACAATCAAACAATTTTTCAATAAATTCTAATAAATCAACAAAATCTAAGGCTTTAGGTAATTTATCAAGCCCAGGACTTAAAAATATGTTAAATAATCTATAATATGGAAATAATATTAATATCAATTCTATCAGCATTATCTATTGTATTAGGATTTGCAGTTTTTAATTTAATGAAAAAAAACGAACAACAAGAAGATATTCTAGTTGAATATATGAAATATTTAAATAAAATATCAAAAGCAATAGAAGTATCAGATACAAGATTAAAAAAATTAGATGCTCAAGGAAGGTTTAAGAGTGATGATGAAATAGGTTTTTTCTTTAAAACAGTTATGACAATACAAGATTTACTAAATGGATTTAAAATTAAAGACTTATAATTGTGATAAATGGATAATATAATAAAGGCCGCTAAGAAAAAAAGACAGAAAAGAAATTATTTTACTCAAGAAACAGAAGATGCTATTGTTCAGTATAATTTAAGTAAAGATAAAAAGTTTAAAAGTAATATATATTCTAAAGAAATACATTATCCTTTTTATAAATTAACAGAAAATATAATACATACCTTTAAATTTTACTATACAGATAATGTTGAAAATTTAGAAGATTTACAACATGAAATTATGGTTTTTCTTTTAGATAAAATTCATTTATTTGATCCCTTAAAAGGTGCTAAAGCCTATTCTTATTTTGGAACTATTGTAAAAAGATGGTTAATAATTTATAATCAAAAAAATTATAAAAAGAAAATAGACTCTATTGATATGGAAGATATTACTAAACACCAAAATTTAGATGTAGGTGATAATACTTTTTTTATTCTAAACCCTAAATTAGAACAATCATCACAAAAATTTATAGAATCAGATAGTAATTTTGGGGATGAATTATATACTAAAGGGTATAAAGAAGGTGATAGATTATCTATTTTTATTGATTTATATGTGAAATATATGACTGAAAATATTTATGGTTATTTTCCTAAAGAATATGATGCTCAAATAGCTGATTGTATCTTAGAATTATTTAGAAAAAGGGATGCTATAGATGTTTTTAATAAAAAAGCACTTTATATTTACATAAGGGAAATGATTGACGTTAAAACTCCTAAAATTACAAAAATAGCTAATAAATTACACAAAGTATTTAAAGTAAAATATTTAGTGTACCATGAAAAAGGTTTTTTTCCATCTTAAAAACCTAAAGATTTAATATTTATAATCAAAAATTATGGGACAACTAGATTCAATAATATTTGGTAACAAAAAATTTTCAGATATTCTCCATGAGATATATGATAATCAAACTACCAAAAAACAACAAATTACATCTTTAATAAGTGAATTAAAACCTTTAATTCAAGAAATAGGGGATGCTACTTTAATAGTACCTCTAATAAAAGAGTATTTAGAAATTGGGGTTAAAAATGATGAGCAATTAATAAAAATGGCTACAATTATTCAAAGAGCTGTTAATAATACTAACGATGAAGGTGAATTTGGGATAACAGAAGAAGAAAAAGCCGAATTATTAGCAGAAATGGATAAACTAGAAAGAGCAAATAAAGAAATTAAAAATAATGGCTAAAATTCCAACGGGTTTAAATTCTTTAAAATCACCCTCTACTTCTACATCACCCCTACAAGAAATTACTCCAGTAAGAGTAAAATTTGTTTCTTTAAATGGAGATGATTACCCTCTTAATTGGAAAAAATACGGAGAATATGCGGGTATTGGGGGGATTTTATATGAGGAAATAAATAATCCTGGGGATCAAACCTTAGAATCTTTAAGTTTTGCAAAACCTTTATATTCTAATATTAAATTTTTACCATTAGTAAATGAAATTGTTTATATAATTTCAATGCCTAACCCAAATACTCAAGAAAATACTAGTGCAGGTAAACAATTTTATTATTTTCAATCAGTTAATATTTGGAATAGTGTTCATCATAATGCTTTACCTAATACATTAGTTGGTGATCCTACAAATGCCCAAAAATATGAAAGTACTGAAGCTGGTGTTGAAATTCAATCTGATGTACCTATTAGTAATATTAATTTAGGGTTAACTTTTCAAGAAAGAACAGGAATAAGAAATTTACAACCTTATGAAGGTGATGTTTTAATTGAAGGGAGATGGGGTAATACTATAAGGTTTGGTAGTACTGTTAATAATAGTATACCTTTAAATCCTTGGTCTAATAGTGGAGTTAATGGTGAACCTATTACTATTATAAAAAATGGGCAAACAGAAACACAAGATGATCCTTGGATCCCTCAAGTAGAAAACATAAATACTGATAAATCTTCAATTTATTTAACTTCAAATCAGCAAATACCTATAGGAGCAGCTAGTACTGATTATAGTTCATACACACCTGCTTTTGGTGAAGTTCCTAGCTCACCTAGTTCATATAATGGTTCTCAAGTTATTGTTGATTCAGGACGTTTATTATTTAATTCTAAAAGTGACCACATTTTACTTAGTTCTGCAAGAACAATATCTTTTGGAGCCCAAAAAGGCTTTAATTTTGATACTCCTTCTAATTTTGTTGTTAAAGTCGGAACTAAAATAATGTTAGGGGATAAAGAAGAAAGTACTACTGAACCCTTAATATTAGGGGATAAATTTTTAGCCGATTTTCAAAAATTACTAACTAACGTAATTTCTTTAACATCAGCTTTAGGTACTGTAGGTACACCTATACCCTTTACTCCAAACATAGCAGTAGCACAAACAGCAACAAAAGTAGGATTACAAGCTCAAACTATGTTAACTTCAATTGAATTTTATAAATCTAAAACAACAAGAACTTTATAATGGCTTTAGCAAAATTCATATCTAAAATAGTTGAAAGTATAACTAAAACTACATTTCAATTTAATAAAACTTTAGATGTACTAATCGAAAGATTTAAAGATGGTTGTCCAACAACTCGAGAATTAGAATCATTAATAGATCAAAAAAACCAAATTAATGGTGCTTTAGATCAAATAAATCAAAAAATAGCTTTATTGAATAAAGTAGCTAAAGGATCTGAAGTAGCAGTCCAAGCATTAAGCGCGGGAAAAACTATAATAAAACAACTACCCATACCTTCATCTGTTCCACCAGGTATAGGATTACCTTTATCTATAACTAATAATTTAGCTGATTCTTTAGATAATTTAGGAACATTAATAGAAAAAGAAGAAGCATCTTTAGAATCTATCCCTGAAGCTTTAAAATTAATTAGTAATGATGTTGGGGAAGTAATTACTAAATTAAATGAATTTGATGTTGTCCTAAATCTTTGTATAGAAAAAGATCCCAATATTAATGCTGATAATTTAAATGACTTAGATTTTGCAATTTCAGGATCAGGGTTAAGTGAGGCAGAATTAGAAAAAATACTACTTACCCCTCCAGGATTATTATATGGGGATTATTATTTAAGGTTATCATTTCCTCAAACAGATACTTTATTAATAAAAAAACAAATAATAGCTCAAAATAAAGAATCAGTTCTACCACCAGGAGAATTTTATAATGAAAATATACCTGTAGAAGAATTATTAGGAGATGAATCCTTTTCATCATCTAATGTTGTTCTAGTTAATGAAATGAAATGGTTAATTGATACTAAAGATTTAATATTCCCACCACCACCACCACAAGAAGATCCCCTTAAGGCTATTTATAGAGAAAATCAAATTATTATATTAATGAGTCTTTTTGGTGCCAACAGAGAAGAGGCTGAAGAATTATATGAATTAGCTTGGGAATTATCCCAAAATAAAGGCCCAACAGCTTTTTATTACGACCAGTTAGTTCAAGAAGCATTTGATAATTCTAGAACTGTTTTAGAACAAGCTGTAGCTAATGAAGGATTTGAATGGCAACAAGGTGATAGGGTATTAAATGCAACTATAAAAACTTTATTTTTATCAAATTATGCTACTACTGTAAGTGAACAAGAATTAATGGGGGCTATAAGCCAAATAAGAGCTCAAGCTCGTAATTTGGTAAATAAAGCTAATGATGTAGGAGGAGGATATAATCCCACTACTAAAAGATGGAGTAAAGATGGAGATTTTGCAAGTGTAGATAGTAAATTATATCCTTACTCTGAAAGATTAGCTTTAACAGCAGAAAATCAATTTAATAACTTAGGACCTTTTGAGAGTTTAAGATCAGAAATGGCTAGAAGAAAACCACTTATGCAAGCTATTTTTGAAATAGCTAACTATCAATTTTTAGCAGGTAGACCCTATAACTTTAATGATCCTTTAGAAGATTATTTTTTAGAAATAAATTTAGGTTACAATCAACCTATAATTAATGAAATTCCAATAAGTGGTAATGCTAATGAACCTATTACATCCGAAGAATTAAATGACATTTACCAATCTGAAATAAATATAGCTACGGATTATTATTTTAATAATACAATACCTCCTAATTATGATGAAACTAGTAATGAATTAACATTTGATCAAATAAATGCATATTCTAAAACTCAAATTTATTTAAAATTAAAAGATGCTTTAGGAATGGCATGGTATAACCAGAATGCACAGAGAACTTCAGAATTTGTATTTTGGTCAGTTGGTAGTGGTAACCCTCAATCAAATTCATATAACCAAAATAATATAAATAATGGTTTAACAACAGCTAATAAGTGGTACTTTGAATTTGGTAGAAATGGATTACCTATACCTACAGGTTCATAGATGATATAAAAACAAAAATTAATAATATTTATAATAAAATTAAAGATGAAGTTAACAGAATTAAAAAAAGTACTAAAAGAAACTGTTAGAGAAGTAATACAAGAGGAATTAAAAGATATACTTTTAGAGGCTGTAAAAACCCCTAAAATAGTAACTCAAACCCCAGTAATGGAATCTTATAATCCTTCATCTCCCCCTCCTTCCCCTACTACTCCTGTAATGTCTTCTCAAGATAAAAGAGATGCTTATAAAAATATTTTAGGAGAAACAGCTGCTTCTTTTAATACTAATAACGCCCAAACTTTTAGACCTAACCCAGGAATGGATGTAGCTAATGGAGCATTACCTGATGGAAATGTAGGTATGGATCAAATAATGAATTTAATGAATAGTAAATAATGGCAAGGATAATAAATAATGCTTTTCCTACTATTAATAGTGGTAGTGCAGCTTTAGGATTTAGTTTTCCTTTATCTGGAAGAGCTGTATTTAATCCTACCTATACTACTAAAGAAGTAGTTAAAACAAATTTAATTAATTATTTATTAACTAATAAAGGTGAAAGGGTATTTAGACCTAATTTTGGAGCAGATTTAAGAGCATTACTTTGGGAAGGTATCAATGATGGTGCTACATCAGCTTTAGAAGCAAGAATAAGAGATAATATAAGTTCAAATTTCCCTTCAGTAGAAGTAAGGAAAATTCAATTTAATAACCAACCAGATCAAAATATTGTAAATTTTATTTTAGATTACATAGTTCGTAATATAGGAGCAGAAGATCAAATTAATATAGCATTATCATAATGGCAAATTTAAATAGAAATATAACATATACAAATAGAGATTTTAATACATTTAGAAATGCTCTTATAAATTATTCTAAAACCTATTTTCCTAATACATTTAATGATTTTACTTCTGATTCAACTGGGATGTTATTCATTGAAATGGCTTCATATGTGGGTGATGTTTTATCTTTTTATTTAGATAACCAAATTCAAGAAACTTTTATACAATACGCAAGACAAGAAAAAAATCTATTTGATTTAGCTTATATGTTAGGTTATAAACCTAAAGTAACAACAGCAGCAACAGTAGATATTTCAATATATCAACAATTACCCTCAAAAGATGTAGGGGGAACATTTATACCTGATTTTGATTATGCTTTAAAGATTCCATCTAATTTTCAAATAACATCAAATGAAAATAGTTCAGTTAAATTTATTACAGAAGATGTTTGTGATTTTTCGGTTTCATCATCTCAAGATCCAACAGATATTTCTATTTTTTCACTAAGTGGTACAGATCCAGATAGATTTTTACTGAAAAAAACAAGAAAGGCAATTTCAGGAACTATAAATGTTACAACAGCAGCTTTTTCTGCCCCTACAAAATATTCAACAGTTGATTTAAATGCTACTAATGTAATTAATGTGTTAGACGTATTTGATAGTAATGGAAACCAATGGTACGAAGTACTAAATCTAGCACAAGATACTGTTTTTACAACAAAAATAAACGCAAGCTATACAGACCCAAATGCAGTACAAGATGACGCTCCTAATTTATTAAATTTAAAACAAGTTCAAAGAAGATTTACAACAAGATTTTTAAATTCAACAACACTGCAATTAGGTTTTGGGGCAGGAACTGTAAGTGATAATGATGAAAACTTAGTACCTAACCCAGATAATGTAGGAACAGGCTTAGCTTTTTCTAAAGATAAATTAACAGCAGCTTATTCTCCTTTAAATTTTATGTTTACTGATACTTATGGTATAGCTCCTGCTAATACAACATTAACAATAAGATATTTAACAGGTGGAGGATTATCATCAAATGTAGCATCTGGGACTTTAACTAATTTTAATACTACGGGAATATTTTTTTTAAATCCTAATGTTTCTAATGCTTTATCATTAGCCGATCAAATATTTGCATCTGTAGCTGTTAATAATATTTTAGCAGCAGATGGGGGACAAGGAGCAGATACTATAGAAGAAATAAGACAAAATGCTTTAGGTAATTTTCAAAATCAATTAAGAACTGTTACACAACAAGATTACTTAATTAGAGCTTTAAGTATGCCTGCTAATATAGGTACTATAGCAAAAGCATATATTCAACCTACTAAAGTAGCAGAATATCAACTGGGTGAATTACCTACTATTTTAGATATGTATGTATTATCTTATAATTCTCAAAAACAATTAAGAACAGCTTCATCTACTTTAAAACAAAATTTAAAAACCTATTTATCTGAATATAGGATGATAAATGATTCTATTAAAATAAAAGATGCATATATTATTAATATAACATGTAATTTTGATATAATAGTATTACCTAACTTTAATAATAATGATGTAATTTTACGCTGTATAGAAGGATTAACAAGTTATTTTAACATTGAAAATTGGAATATAAATCAACCAATTTTGTTAAAAGATATAAGTATACTTTTAGATAAAGTTGAAGGAGTTCAAACTGTAACTGATGTACAAATTAAAAATATAGCAGGAGCTAGTAAAGGGTATAGTGATTATTCATATGATACAATAGCAGCCACAGATAGGGGAGTAATTTACCCTTCAGTTGATCCTATGGTTTTTGAATTAAAATATCCACGAGTTGATATTATAGGAAGAGTAGTACCTTTATAAAAAATAAAAATATGAAAAGTTTATTAGAAAGATATAATGACCAAAATGAATCTCAACCAATAGATGGTACTCCTATAGATGGTGGAACTACAAATGATCCACAATCAAATTTTACTCAAACCTACTCATCAGAAAATCCTTATTATTCTAAACAAGAAGGTATAATAAGAGCTAATATGGATAATCCTTTAAATAAGTCCTTAAAAACAACAGCTTTAGACATAGAAAGTTCAGAAGCTGGAGTAAAACAAGGAGCAAGTGGAGGACCAAATAGAACATCAGCTGCAAATGGAGAAAAATCTTCATTTTTAGATGGTGGTAATTATAAAGTTTTAAGATATCCTACAAGAGCTAAGTTTATAGATACTAATGTTAATAGTGAAGATGCAGGAACATTAGAAACAATGACATTACAGCAATATACACCTAATAGAACTTATTTAGAAGTACTAGCAGATCCTAGTTTAGAAATTGAAGAAGTAGTTAACAGTAATAAAGAACAACCAACTCAAGGGGGTATACCTACAGACATTGATGAAAGTATAGTTTCTAAGGATGCTATACCAGACATAGATAAGTTAAAAAACTTTAAAATATAATTAAATGGCAATTTATAAATTATTTCCTGAAAAAGACGCTACATTATATACCCAAAATATAAAAATGAATACTGGGTTAGATGAGATATTAGAAGCATCTACTTATATATTAGATGATGTAGCCCAAACTAGTAGATATTTAATTAAATTTTCTCAAAATGAAATAAATAGTGCATATACTAGTTATATATCAGGATCAGGTATAAGTTATTTATCAACAGCAGATGGAATTTTAAATGGATCAATTACAGAAAACCCAACAGACTTAGTTGATAAAGTTTATAATAATGTTCCCTTTACAAGCTCTACAGGAGGAGGAATAGGAGCAATAGGAGATATAACAGTATCAGGAAATACTATAACAAATATTAAAATTAATAATAGGGGAAAAAATTATAGAATTGGTAATGTATTAATTACAACACCTTTATCTCAATCATTTCAAGTAAATGGGTTAGTAGCACAAACAACAGGCTCATTAACATTAATAGGTAATAATTTTAAAAAAAGAAAATGGGGGGCTGATTTAAGAAATTATGCTGCTGTAGTAACAAATTTAAATTCAACTTCATATTTAAAGGTTTATCCTGTTTCTCAAAGTTGGGATATGGGAACAGGAAGATTTGGAAATTCACCTGTTACTACAAATGGGTGTAGTTGGAGTGATAAAACAGAAGGAGTAAATTGGACTAATGGAACCTTTGTATCTAGAACTACTGGATCATATTCTCAAAATCAAGGAACAGCAGTTGGAGGAGGAACATGGTTTACAGGATCTGTTACTGCTAAAGTAGTAACTGCTTCCCAAGCTTTTACTTATAGTGATCCTATAGATTTAAATGTAGATGTAACTTTTACTGTAGATGTTTGGTTTAGTCAATCAAATGGATTAGGTGCTGGTGATATTCCAAATGAAGGGTTTATAGTAAAACAAACATCTTCAGTTGAATTAATCCCTTCACAATCACAAGCATCAACTTTTAAATATTACTCTGTAGATACTAATACAATTTATCCCCCAACATTAGAAATAAAGTTTGATGATTTTTTCTATGGTACATCATCAAAAATGCAAACTTTATCTCAACCAGAAGCTTTTATATCTACCTATAATAATGATGGGGTTTATTATCCTCAAAGTGTACAAAGATTTAGAATAGCAGCAGTTCCACAATATCCTAAAAAAGTTTTTCAAACGGCATCTGGTTATCTAACTAATTTTTATTTACCAAAACAAGCACAATACGCTATAAAAGATTCAGAAACTAATGAATATGTAATTAATTTTGATAGTCAATATACTAAAGTTAGTGCAGATACAACTTCTAGTTATTTTGATATTTATATGGGAGGATTAGAACCAGAGAGATATTATACAATTTTATTAAAAACAAAAATTGATGGTACTACTAAGGTATTTGATGAAGATATGATGTTTAAAGTATTAAATGGATAATGGAAAAACTAACATTAAAAGCACAAAGATATAATAAAGATAAATTTAATGAAACAGTAAACAAAGAATTTTCTCAATTAGTTAATGTACCTGACCCTTCATTTTTTGATAGAGATTTAGCTGTGTTAGATGATTTTTGGTATCTTTATGATAAATTCTTTTACATTATACCTAAGCTTGGAGAAATAGAATCTCATCAGTATCTTGCTAAAACTAGTGGAGAATATGCTGATTTTTCAAACATTAATAGTGAAATACAAGCTTTATTAGATGAAATAGCTGAATTAAGAAAAGAAAATTTAGACTTAATTAAAGAAGCTACTAATTTAGAGGATGCAATTGATCCTAATGATAATAATATACAATTTTCAGGTACTGGAAGATTAAATCTTAATACTACTGAAGAGGTACAAGTTGAAACAACAATTAGATAAATAATAACAAATGGCAATACCAGTTTCTGCATCAATTAATCCAATAAACGCTGAAGTTTTTATTCAAGAAGGGTACGAATTAAGTTTGGACGCTATTGTTCCTTCAATTGAATTAACAGGTTCATTTTCTCCAACTACTAGTAAAACACAGTTTTATATATATAATTATGCAAAAACTTTATTGCATGAAAATTTAGATTATAATGCTAATGGTTCTTATTTAAGCCCTGAATCTACAAATGTTATCTCTAATTCTACATCAAGTTATAATCAATTTGAATTAAACCCAATTGAAGATATCTATAATCAAGGATACTCTTCAGGAAATTATTATGCTTTATATAATTTTATAGATTATGAATTAGGATCTGAATTTAATAAAATTGATGATTCCGAAGACTATAATGGTCATCCTTATTTTATAAAAGATATATCTGGAGATAGAACAGAACTAAGAATTCAAAATAATTTTCTTACTCAAAATCAAATTGAAACATATTACCAACAATTTTCAAATAAAATTAATGCTAGAGAAAATGCTGATGAATTTTATATTTCATTTAGTAATAATAGAAATTTTATAGCAGTAAATAGTCAATTAGAAACTCCTACATCTGGTTCAACTACTCCAACTTCTATATTAATAAAATTATATAAACCTTTACCTTTAGATTTTGAAATTGAACAACAATTACAAATTATTTCAAAAGTAGGAGAAACACAGGTTTTTTCAATAGATTTTAAACCTAATTTAGAATTTATAGATAATTTATTACAATTAAAAGGACCTAACTATAATATAGATATTAAAGATAGAATAAATAATTCTACAAATTTTAAAAGTTTAGATGATTTAATTAATACTAATAGTTCACAATCCTATTATCAGTTTAATTCATTAAGAAATGAAAAGGGTATTATTTTAAGAAAAAATTGGGGAGATTGGAACCAATTTGTAAAATACTCATCAGCTGAACAAAGGTTAGATAATTTTAAAGATAAATTAACCTCAATTGAAAGTTTTGAAGATGAATTATTAGGACTTAATACTATAACAGGTGGTACTCCTGCATCGTCTGATTATTCTTCTAGTTATAATAGTATAACAAATAATATAAATAAAATAATTAGTAAATTTGATAGTTATGAATATTTTTTGTATTATATAACTGGATCAGAATCATGGCCTAAACGTACCACAACTTATCCTTACGCAAATTATTCTGTTACAAGTTCTGAAGGATTAAATTGGTTGGGTAGCACTAATGAAAATAGTGCTTATTATAACTCAGGAAAAAATCAAATTTATTCTGCCTCAAGATATGATAATAGCAATCAAGATTATTTATATTATTTAATCCCTCCTTTTATTACAGAAAATTCAAGTAATGATCAATATATTAAATTTGTAAATATGGTTGGTCAAACATTTGATGAAATGTACTGTTATACAGAAGCAGTAGAACAAGTTAGAAATACAAATTCAGGACTAACAGGATCTGTTTTACCTTTAGGATTAGCTGATGAAGTAATAGAATCATTAGGTTTTGATACTTATGGCAATTCCTTTAATTCCGTAGGATTTAATGTAAATGGGATAGGCGTATTTCCTGCAGCAGGATCTGGATTAGAATATATTGATCGTTATGTAGATATAGCTTCTGGATCAGTTATTAATTATTATGATCAACAACAATCTACATTAGGGTATGTTATAGCTTTAGCTGATCCATCTTTTCCATATCCTATAGAAAATTCATCTCAGGAAATTTATAAAAGAATATTTCATAATATGGTTTCTTTAGTAAAAAGAAAAGGAACGGTAACAGGATTAAGACAATTGATTAATATATGGGGTGTTCCCAATACAATGCTTCGTATAAGTGAATTTGGGGGAAAGAATAAAGATGATGAAAATGATTATGATTTATGGATGAATCGTTATAGTAATGCTTTAACTACCTATAATTATAAAAAAGGAGCATTATTACCTAGTGGGTCTATAAGAGTTCCTTGGCTACCCTTAACTGGTAATTATTATGAAGATAGTGGTGGAAACCCACCAGATATAGCAGTTCCTGATTGTATTCAATTTAGATTTAAAAATGAAAGACCTATAAGTCAAGAACCAGGAAATGCTGATTCTTTATTTACTTCTTCTTTATTAGTAACAAATAATTCCAATGCTGTAAGTTATAGTAATTTTGGTATTGTATTACAATACTCTGGATCTAATTCTGGATCATTTTCTGGGGCAGCTTTACCAACAGATTATCAGTATGGGACTATGCAATTTATAATATCAGGATCTGTAGCTCAAGGAGCTAAGTCACCTGGATATTTTGAAAGTGATCCTATTTCATTACCCTTTTTTGATGGGGGTTGGTGGTCTGTTCAACTACAAAGAAAAACTCACGTATCAGCATCAAACCAAAATAGTACAAATAATGAGTTTGAATTAAGAGTAGCAAATAATATATATGATGGTTATGATGGTAATCAAATAGGATTTCAAGGAGTATCAACAATTATAACTGTTGGAGATAATGGAGTTAATGAAGCTTGGAATAAATTTTCTTCTACATTATCCTCACTCTCATCAACACGAGGAGTTATACTAGGGGGATATATGACATTCCCTAATGGCTCAGGACTTAATAATACTATAATTGGTGGAGCTGGAGGAAGAAACTTAGGAACAGGATTTTCAGGATCCTTTCAAGAATTTAGATATTATAGAAGAGCTATGTCTGCTTCTTCATTTAATGATTATGTAATGAATCCTGAATCAATACAAGGACATTCAAATTCAAATACAGGAAAAGGCAGTTCCTATGATTTATTATCCTATAGATTGCCTTTAGGAAATGAATTAGAATATGTAGAGGCATCAGGATCTGCTGGTTTTCAAACTACTACTGAAAATACAAAAGCTGTTGGAATTTTAAAATTTGGTGGAACACCTTCACCCATTAGTACTTTTCCACAATTTGGTTCTAATGCTTTAGGTTCAATTCATCCTTCTTTAGTTGATAAAAAAGGAACATTATATACTTCATCATTTCTTTATTTAAATGGTTATAAAACTGGAAGTGGATACTCTATTGTATATCAAGGGTGGGATGGAACAGACACATCAGCAGTTACAGCATCATATTTGGAACCTAATACCCAAATAAACTACATGGATCAACCTGCAGCTGGTATCAGGAATAGAATTAAAAATAAAATTCAAGTAATTGATGATAATGAATATGGTACTGTATTATCACCTTTTAGAAGTATACAACAAGAATTTGAACAAAGCGGAAGTTATACTGAGGATTTAAATTCATTAGAAGTTGGATTTTCATTTCAAAATGAAATAAATGATGATATAATAGGTACTTTTGGACATGGTGTTGTATCAGATGCAATAGCTGATCCTAGATTTATATCTGGAAGCTCAGATAGATATCCTGAATTAACTCGTATTGCAGAAGATTATTTTAAAAAATATCAGGGAGTTACTATTACTGATCCTACCTATAATGGGGGATTACCCACTATAATAGAAAAAGAATATGATTATAATAGATTAATTAAATTTTACGAAACATCATTATTTAAAGCAATTAAAAACTATGTACCCGCTCGTACTAGTTTAAGCACAGGAATCATCGTAAAACAACATCTATTAGAGCGTAATAAAGCAAACACAGCGATTGGTATTAATTTTAATACGGTTGTAGCTAAAACGCCGGAAAACGGTTCAACAAATGGGTTATCAAATGCACCTCAAAGTAATAGTAATAGAATACTAACAGGCCAGTCAGGATTTAATTCAGCTATTCAACAAGAAAATTTATTAATTACTTCTAGTATAGAAATGTACTCTTTAACAGGAAGTGCAGGAGGAAGTGTTAATAAATATAATATAATAACTAATGAAGGACAATTTTATAAGAGTGAGTCAGATAATTTAATATTAACGAATGGCGTATTAACAGCATTATACCCAGACCTACCACCTTCTTCACCTGCTCAAAATATAAAAATATTTACAGATATAGATTATGAAAATAAAGTTTATGTTCAATCAGAAGTAGCATTTAGATCACAATTAAGATTTAATGGTCTTTTTACAGGAGTCCCATCATCAGCAGTAAATATAAAATTTGAAGCAACCTCAAGTAAAAGAGGAGGTATATTTGATACCACATTTTCCAATATAACAGTTGCAGATCCACCAGGGTTAGTGTCAGATAATTATATGGAAATATATCCTGATGAAAGAATATATTGGAATATAATAGCATCTGGGGCTACTGTTACTTTAACAGCATATATTGTTAATTTTGGGGAAGCTGATGGATTTACAAAACCTGAACCTTCATCTTCACAACAAGTTAATTGGTATATAGATGATTTTACAGGTGAGTATAAAGTAGATGATCATCAAACAGAATTTTATGATGGTGAATTTAGTGGTAGTAATTTTGAAGTTATTCCTCCTCAATATAATCCTTATAGGATATTTGCTGATGGAAATGATATTACACCTGATGAAGCTGCACCCCAACCTTTTGTTGATTTTACAAAAGGTGGAGGGAATTTTAATGATAGATTTGATAAAACTAAAAATACTGTAAGTTTAGCTTCTGGGTATGCAACTACAGGGACTTTTGCATATGTTACAGGATCTTTTTTCAACTTAATAATTGGAGAAGAATATACAGTAAACTTTACAATAACTAATCTCTCACCTTCTCCCCCAAATGCTTTAGACGGCAATTTAATTTCTGTAGCCGTAGCGCAACATAATACTCCTACTAATTGGAGTGAATTTACTATTAATGGTACTAATGGTACATTTGGGGAACCAAATTTAGCAAATGGTAGTTATTCTTATACTTTTACAGCTACAGATAATTTTGAATCAGGTGTAGCAGATAGTGGGGGTATTTTTGCTAGTCTTACAACTACAGGAACTACTATTACAATAACAGTTGATTCTATAACAGGACCAGGACCACTTGGTTTAGGTCCTAAACATTTTTATAAAAATGATGGGTTTACTATAATACCTTCTCAAAGTTTATTATTTCAAAATTCACCTTATAATCCTATAATTAATAATGTAAGTGGCAGTAGAAAAAGTTCATTTTACTTTGATATGGATTTTGATCCTGTAAACCCAGGGTCTAAACTTAAAGAAGGAATACCATCTGACTACACGTTATTAGTTTCTGCATCTCAATTGGGTTGGGAGGGAGCAACCCCAACAGCAGATAATTTATTAGAATATGCTGAAGTACCCGATAGTAATTACACAACTAAAGCAATTATTAATCCAAGATATATAGGAACTACATTACAAAGTGCAGATTATAATTTTTACACAGGTATACCTTCTGCTAGTCAACTTATAAATCGTTCTCCTCTTTTTGGTGCTACAGGAGTAGCAAATCTTCCATCATTATTAGCTGTAAATAGAGTTAGATATATTGGTGGTGAAACTGGAAGTTGGGCAGGTGATGTTTCATATGGTAAAAATGCTGTTATTGATAAAAATCCTATTTATTTAGGTCATTTTAAACAATCTTTTTCAGAACCATCTATATTTAATACTACTACATTTATATTAGATCAATTAATTCAAATACCTTTTGATGATATAACAGGTGAACAATCTCCTATTATAACATCATCATTAATTAATGGAAATAATGAAAATTTAATTCAAGTATCATCAACTTTTGAACCTGGAAGAGAGGCATCAGTTATTTTTACTAACGCTTTTAAACAATTTGCTCAATATAATTTAACTCTTAATTATGCTACTATAGGTATAGGATCCTACTCGATTTTCTCTCCTACTTCGAATTATAAAACCTTATTTTCAAATCAAATCAATCAACTAAACCTTTCAATCACAAATTCATTTTATCGACCTCCATTTCAAAGATGGTTTTCAGGAGTAAGTCCATCAATAAATATTTTTAGAGGAAGTTATAATGGTCTTCTTGATGATATTGATTCTACTGATTTAGTACCAAATAGAAGTGATTTAGAATTATTATCCCCAAACTCACAATCTGCTATAAATATATTTACAACAGGTAGTTCTGCTTACGCTGAAAGTAGAGGATTAGGAATACTTACATTGCTAGGCCCAACTTTTGGATCATTAGGTAGAGTTAATATTTCTAATCCAGCTTTTGATTCCCTTGGTGGAACCAATAAACGGGGTATTAGTTCAAATATTGTAGGCCCATCTTTTGCATTTTACAATTCAGTAAATATAAATAGTAGAAGAGGAGATCAATCCTACTCAGCATCAGCAATTGATAATATAACATCATTTAATGCTGTTGAGGGTGTTGTTCTACCCCAATTAATATCTACTACTGGTTATACTAATGATAATGGTGGAGATCCTAAACTTGAGATGGGACGTACAGGTTCACATTGGGGTTCATTTGCATACGTTCCCCAAACTAGAGGTCTTGCTATAAATGGTGATGGTTCTGCTCCATATTTCCAACAGCCTGCTCAAGTTGGTGATTCTACTGTTCCTGTAATAGCCAACCCTGAAAGCAATCTTCAATATTATAGATATCAAATGTCACAATCAAAATTAGATGAGTATGAAGATTTTGACACACCATTTGAAATTAAGAAAGGTGATGAAATAAGAGTAGCATACAGATTTCCATCTCAAGTTGCAACTTCTAGTTTTGCTACTACTGATAATAATCAAAATTATGAAGTAATAAATCAAGATTTTACAGTAATAGGATATGAAATTGCCCCTCCAGCTGTTGTTACAGAACCATTTTCCATTCCTGGAGGAAGTTCATTTGTTGTAGATATTCCTAATTTAATAACATCATCTGCACCACAGTTTAAAGGTTTAGCCCTTCAAATTGATGAGTATTATGATAGAATGAAAATTGCTGTACAAAATGAAGTTTGTTTTTATATAATGAATGATAATCCTGGAAATGCTATTCAAGATGGGTGTGGTAGTGGATCATTTGTAACTAATGTAGCATTTAATAGTTTTGTAGTTAATAATGAGGGAGAAAATAGACCTACTAAAATTAGACTTAGTGTCGATAAAACTAAGATGAGATTACCAACATCATTAACTAGTAGAGCTTGGGCATTAGGTACTAATATGAGTGGCGTAGATGATATTTATCCAATTAAAGGATTAATATCTCCAAGGTTGTATGGTGGGGGTGGACTTAATTTTCAAAGAAAATTATATGCTACTGATGGTGAAATATTTGCTTTAGCACTTGATGCTGGGTTTGTATGGAATAGATTATTAGTATTTCCTGCACCAAAGTCTTTACCAAAACCTATTCCATCTGGAAGTATAAATGCTGTTACAATAAGAAGAAGAACAGATGATGACACAAGAGTTATGTTATCTATACCAGAGTTATCAGGATCAAAAGGTATTCAAACTCCCTCTGGTGAAGGGTATGTAATACCAAATGATTTAACACCAACACAACAAGGAAATATTCAAAAAATAATTAATAAATTACAATCAGAAAATGTATTTCAACAAAATACATCTAATAATGATTAGATAACATTTAATTTTAACTATAATTTGGAATAAAAATAAAAAATACATATATTTATAATAAAATACTAATAAAAAATGGGATATTTAAATAATCAAGTAGTAACAGTAGATGCTATTTTAACTAAAAAAGGAAGAGAATTACTGGCTCAGGGTGGTAATGCTTTTAATATAACACAATTTTCTTTGTCTGATGATGAAGTAGATTATTCTTTATATAATCCAAATCACCCATCAGGATCAGCATATTATGGTGAAGCAATTGAAAATATGCCCGTATTAGAAGCTTTTCCTAATGAATTACAAACTATGAAATATAAGTTAGTTACATTACCTAGATCAACAGCAGTAATGCCTACTTTAACTATTGGAACTAGTACAATTCAATTAGTAACAGGAGAAACAACCACACCAGCAATAACTCCTCAAACAACAACATTTGAAGGAACTTCTCCAGAAACAGAAGGATATACAGTAACTTTTTCTAATATTACTTATGCTAACATTACAGGAGGAGGAGCTAATTCTAGTAATACTTTAAATGCCCAACAAACTTTAGGAACTAATGTATCTAAAACAGTAACGGGTACTAATTTTACATTAGCTGCAACCTCAATTAATATATTTGGATCAGCTACTATATTATATGCTACTTTAACTATTGTAGGTAGAGGTACAGGAGCAAGATTACAAGTTCCATTCGAGCTGAGAAAATCACCTGGAATGCAATAAAATTTAAAAATTTAAAACAAAAAAACATGGCTAACGGAGCTTTTACCCAATTTCAACCAAGTGATATAATTAATAGTATAGATTCTGTAACAGGAACTGTGTGGAGTGGTAATGCTCCTCGATTAACAGAAGTTTATACATCATCAGTTCAAAATGCATCTAATTCAGGACAATATTATGTTCATGTTTACCAAACATCATCTACAGAAACTACAGCAGCAGTTCAATTTGATATAGCTTATGCTGATGAAGTAGGTAGTGGTAGTTTAGATTATAATGCTTTAGTTACAGGTAAATCACCTTCATCAACAATATTTGGACAATATCAAAATATTGCTTTGGGAGATGATACAGAAGATTTTGTATTTGGTAATGCTTCATCATCATATTTTTATGCCTTATCAGTTGAAAGAGCTAGATATAAAGAATCGTTAGCTTTAGGTACAATGGCATTAGTATTAAATGATGGTACTGCAGCTGGTAATAATAATTTACATTTAACTGATAATAGTAATATAAGTACAGGTAATGTTTTCGGAAATGCTGGAAGGGTTTATCAAGTAGTATCAGGATCTGAAGGAAATGTATATACTGGTACTAATGCTAACGGTTGGACTGCAACTAAAGGATCATATGGTTTATATCTACCTGATGTAGGCTTAATTTTATTAAATGGTGAAGCATTAGATTTAAGTATAGGTAATGGTGGGATTGGATTAACTACGGGAAGAAATACTAATACAAATGATGCTAATATGGGTAAATTATTTAGTAGATTTTCATCAAGTATATTTGTTAATAGTGATCCTTTTAGATTAAATTCTCAAGAAACTCTAGCATCTGATTTTTATTTTGTAAGAGCTCAAAATGCAGACTTTAATTACTCTTCAAACCCATCATTTGTTTCAGGTTCAACAGGTCAATTATTATGGGCTACAATGCAAAATAACCCACAAACATTTATAACAACAGTTGGTTTATACAATGATTCAAATGAATTATGTGCTGTAGCAAAACTAAGTAGACCATTAACTAAAGACTTTACAAAAGAATTACTTGTTAGGATTAAATTAGATTATTAAAATGTATGTCAGCTTACAAACAATTCACTACAAAAGATATTGTAATAACTCCTTTTTC